GGAGTTAGTATAAATTCTTCTGCAATCTACGGGATGTAACTTATGGATGGTCGTAGAGAACTTGCGCATATTCGCAAAAACTATCGTCAATACCAACGACACGTTGGAGAAACCATATCATGGTTTAGCTTTATACCTTTTTCAAATGTGGGAAGCACATACGACGATGTTTACGACGAAGGTGTAGGCGGGAATGGTGGTAAGAAGTATAGGGATAATATATCTATTCCAGTACTTATGATTACCGAAACTGAAGATACTAAAAGAGCCATTCCTGAAGGAAGACAGCCAGTACAGGTAGTAAACGTAGTTATGTCTATTGCTGACATGCGTGACGCAGGTGTACCTGAGCCATATGAATACCAAAGACATTTAAACGATATGTTTATGTACGACGCTCGTTATTACAGTGTTACGATGTACCGTGTTCGTGGTCGTGTAAAAGATGATGTGCTTGTAGTAGTTGAAGGCATTGAAGTGTACGTAGATGACGAAATGCCCAACGATCCAGGTCCAGCAGCATTGGCTGTTACTGACTTCCCTTGGCCTTCGGCGCTACCTTCTCTTTCCTGATAAACTGTAAATACTTAGCGAGCGCTAAGTAATACAACGCCTATAGAACACAAGGAGCGCCTATGAGTGGCACATCTTCAAGCGCATCCTCTAGTCCTATAATCTCAGGCTGTCCTTCTCCAATTAGCTACTTAGCTGAGTTGTTTATAAATATGGACAAACATCTTGCTCAAATTATTGATCCAATTATCTTGTCAGATACGGAGCGAATAAAAAAAGAACTTCCTGAAAAAGAAGCGGCTTGGAAGGACATAGCAGAAGATTTTAATATTCTTTGGGATCCTAAAAACCTTACATTTAACTACGCAGTAAAAGGTAAATCTAAAGCTATTGCTGCTTCTTTAGAATATGGTCCCCCAGCAAAATCCCTTTTAAGGCATGAAATCCTTAAGGTTGATAAAACTATGGGTAAAGCCATTAACACCAGAATTAACGAGTTTTTAGGTAATAAAAAATGAAGACTGGATTCCTATTAGCAGAGGATGAAGCTATTAAACTTAGGTTTAGTGGTTGCTCTGTAAGCGACGATAGAGATGGTAGCCGACCTGTAGATGTCTTCTTTAGATACCCAGAATCAGAAACTGAGCGTAAATACCCTTTTATCACAATTGAGCTTATTGATATCCTTCATGCTACAGACCGTCAGCATTCAGATACCTTGATTTACTCAGGAAATGCTGGTGGTTGGTCGGGTAACCCCGCCTTCTTTAACTATTGGCCAAGTGTTAGCGCTAGTGTTTCTGGTGGAAGCACAACCAATTTTAAGACAACAATGGACTTTATTCCAGTTGACTTACTTTATCAAGTGTCTACATACTGTCGTACTGCCCTACATGACCGCCAACTGACCTCACGCTTTCTATCCCACGTTGTTCCTTTTAGGTATAATTCCATACATATTCAAGCAGACAACACTGCACGAAGGTTTGATCTGTTGGATTGGACCAATGCCGACCTCTTAGATCAGGAGTCTGGTTTTAGAAAACGAATATTTCGTAAGGTATATACTTTAAAAATGTCTTCAGAGATAGCTGATGGAGATTACACATCCCTCACCTCTGTTAAACCAGTGTCCACAATTAATAGTACAATAGATTATCAACTAACAGCTTTCAATGAGTAATATACAGCCCACATTAATTATCAATAGGAGTTATCATGGCATATGAGCGCCCAGGAGTATACGTATCAGAATCCACGTTTACTACCAACATTACAGCTAACACAGGAGTAACATCTGCTGCTTTTCTAGGAACGGCAGAGCGAGGTCCAACTACGCCAATAGCTATTACTAGCTGGACACAGTACACAAGTATTTTTGGCGCTTTAAACAATGATTATGATCTAGGTTACGCTGTTTACCATTTCTTTGCTAACGGTGGACAGACAGCCTATGTTGCTCGTGTTGCCGATTCTTCAGCAGTGCTTGCAACCAGCAATATTCAAGGAACTCCAACTGCTGGTGCTGCCGCAGACATCTGGAGATTAAATGCTAAATCAGCTGGTGTTTGGGGTAACTCTTTAACAGTTGATTACACGTTTGATACCACTACGCTGGTCACTCCGACAACAACACCTAAGTTTACTAAAGACTCATTGTTTACAGTGACAGTAAAACTAAGTGGTGTACAAGTAGAGGAATGGTCTGGTCTATCTGTAGATCCTTCAGAGAACAGGTACATCGGTACAGTTCTTGACTTATATTCGTCATACGTCACAACAGCAAGCGTTGCTACAGTTGCCGCAGGTGCTCAGCTGACTATCAGTGGTTTGACAAGCAGCGTAGTAGTTGTTTCAAAAACCTTTGCTTCTGGATCAGACGGAGGTGGATCAATTGACTCTGTTGACTGGGCTGCTACGTTAGACAACTACGATACTAACAAGCAACCTTTGATTTTTAACTTAGTCGGGCAAACGTCTACAACTATTGTTAATGATGGTATAGACAAAATGGCTACAAGAGGAAATTCTTTCCTAGTTGTAGACACACCACTGGCAGCAACCACTAAATCTGCTCTATCGGCGGCTGTATCTGGGTATACTCAATCCAGCTACGCTGCTGTATACGGACCAGCCCTTAAAATGTTTGACCCAACCAAATCAGGTGCCGCAGCTGTCCGTACTACCTTCCCTGGTGGTGCAGTGGTTGGAGCAATGATTCGTTCTGAGGTATCTCGTGGTGTTGCTAAAGCCCCAGCTGGTTACGGTTTAGATGTGCGCAATGTCTTTGGTTTAGTAACAACCCTTACTGAAGCAGAGCAAGGTTCATTGTACAAAACAGAACAAATTAACTTGTTTAGTACAGTCCCTGGAGTTGGCGTTATCATAAATGGCGCTCGCACACAAGCACGAAACACTGCAGATAAGTTTATTACGGTGCGTCGTTCTTTAAACTTCCTTAAGCAAACACTTAAAGACTCAACAGCATACGCTCTATTTGAACCAAATGATGAGCGTTTGTGGTCTGACCTTACAGTAAAAATCTCATCTATTCTTACAAACTTCTGGGGAACTGGTGGATTAAAAGGAAAATCTACTGGAGAAGCTTTCTACATTACATGTAGTTCAGCAAACAACACGGCACTATCAGTAGAAGATGGAATAGTAAACATCGAAGTTGGGGTTGCCTTACAAACTCCTGCTGAATTTATCGTAATCACCATCAGTCAATTTACTGGTGGGTCAACAGCAACATCTATATAGGAGATACCATGGCACAAACAACACGAACTGATCCTCTACGTAACTTTAAATTTACGGTTAGATTCACTCCCCTTGACGACACTTTAAAAACCCTTACTAGTGGTATAGGCGATTTAGGGTTTGCACAAATGGGTGGACTATCCGTTCAAAACGAACTTATAGCTTACCGTGAAGGTGGAATGAACACCCACCCTCATAAGATGATGGGTCAATCAGATTTCCCACCAATTTCTTTTGCAAGAGGTGCTTTTGCCACTCAAGATCAGTTGTACCAGTGGCAGAAGTTTATGCACTCATGGATTGACGGAGGTAAAGGCGGTTTTGCAGGAGGAGCTTCTGGCGATGCATCTAACTACCGTTGCAACATAGTTGTTAAAGTATATGATCACCCATTTACTGCGCAAGGCGTTCAATACCAATACGACAATCAAACAACAACTCCAGTTAACCCTGGAAATGTTAAATTAGCTTTTAAAATATTTAACTGCTGGCCTGGAGCTTATGGTCTTAGTGATCTTAACGCTGGAGACAACGGAATTATGATTCAACAGCTTAATATTCATCATGAAGGTTTTGCAGTAGCATGGGGCAATGACGTTGCGGATATTGACAGTCTAAATTAAATAACAACTAGGAGCACAAAATGGTAATACAAAATGATGCAGCAGCAATAAACGCTGCTATAGCTGATCCAGTACCACAAATAGTATCCACACCAAATACCACTTTAGAACTATTTTGCGGTATTAAAAATGCGGAATCTATGGAATGGGAAACCACAGCTACAGTTAAAGAATTAACTGGTGAAGATGAAGAAGCATTAGCGGCATTAGATGCTGATGGTGATTTACTATACGCTCAATACATGGCAGCACTTTTGAAAAGAAGTGTTTTGTCTGTTGGTAACTTAATAGTTGCAGATAAACCTGCATTAATTGATTCTCTTATTCTAGGAGATCGAGACTCTTTATTCTTGGCAACGGTAAGAGCCACTTATGGGGAACACCGTGAGTACCAAATCAATTGTCCTCATTGTAAGAAATCTAATGATGTGCTTATTAGCATGTCGGAGTTTCCTATTAAACAACCTAAAAGTAACCCGCAAAAACCATTAGTAATTAAACTACGAAACGGACAAGAGCAGGCATTTCGCCTAGTTACAGGTGGAGATAGTCAAGCAGTTAGTAAGAAAGCAAAAACTATTCCAGAGCAAAACACCATTTTAATATCTCGTTGCGCTTTGTGGGAAGGGGTTACTCCTCCTGCAGATACTGAGAAATGGGCTAAAAGCTTAGGTATGAAAGACCGTGCCACAATCATTGATAAGTTACTTGCAGCACAACCTGGCCCAGAAATCAAGGAGGTGGAAGCCCACTGTGCCCATTGCGAAAAACCTTTTCCAATAATGCTAAACTGGGCCTCACTTTTATTTGGCTAATCTAGTAAGGACTTACTGGGAATACGATTCAATAGCATCTGTTTACAAGGGCTTTTCGCTCACCGATATCAAAATGATGACAGTGCGTCAGCGCACTTATTGGGCGGCAATGAGCCGTTGGCGTAGATCGGAGTAATCATGGCAGAAAAAAACTTAGGTGACTTAAAAGCTAAATTTAAAGTTGACGTTGACCAGATGGAGAAACTGGTTAAAGGTATTACAACCATTCGTACCGATTTTAAGGCATTAGATACGACTTTAACTAGCGTTAATAGAAAATTAAACGCTACCTTGGCCGCTTTACAAAGGATAAAAGGACTTGGCGGAGTAGCAGGAATAGGCGGTGGAGGGGCTAACCCAACTACTGGAGCTATAACACCTCCAGCTCATATGACTTTGATTCAGAATAATACAGTTATTAGCGGTACTATTCCTGCAACGCCAGAACCAGGGAATGGTGGCGGTGGTGGCGGTGGACAAGCAGGAATTAACCCTTATGGTAGAGCAGCATCATATGGGTTACAAGCAGTTACGGCGACTATTGGTGCAATGAATGCCCGAATGGATAATAATCTTTCTCGTTCTATGAGTGCAGATAAATTAGGTGTTTACTACCAGCAAACTAAGGGTATTTCACAAATGCAGTACGTTAGCCAGATGCGTACTCCTTTGACTGATCAGCGTTTAGGCTATGGAGGAATAAGTACCTTACTTTCGTTACAAGCATCAACTGGTATCAACGCACAAAAAAATGCTGCTGGTTTTTCCGCAATGCGAGCTTCTTCTGGCTACTCAATTGGTACAGATCAACTAGCGCAACAAGCCGCAACTTTAGCTGGACCTGCTGCCAACAACCGTATGACCATGATGCTTGGTACTGGTATGTATGGTCTTGGAGGTAAGCAACGATCATCATTTGAGGTAATGCAACAAGTAGTGCAACGAACAGGTTTGCTTAATGACAGGGTATTAAAAGGCGCCAAACAACAAGGTTCAAATACCAGAGCAATGCTTTTGGCTTCTGGAGTACCTGAAGACATGGTTGACCAATACTTAGACTATGCGCAACAAGCTCAAACATATAAAAAGAAAACTGGAAAAAGCACTCTTTACGATGGTTCCAAAGCTGCTGATCGTAGAATTATGGGTATTGAAGACAACTATGCTACGCAAGCAGAGGAAACTGCAAGGGTGTCAGAAAAACGTGATGAAAATTATTACGCAAGAAATGCTGATAATTTAGCCCAATTTGAAAAAAATACTCAAGCAGTTACTAGGGCACTTGGAGGTTTAGAAGAAGCTCTAAAAGGTATTGTTGGGACAAACATAAAAACACGAGGAAGCGTTGGACGAAAAGTAACTGGTGGACTTATGATAGCTGGTGGAGCTGCAATAGCAGGTGCTGCTGGTTGGACTGGTGTTGGCGCTGTTGCTGGTGCAGCATTGATGGGTTTTGGTGCCAAAACAATGGGTGACCCCGTTAATGAAGACAATACAAAAGGCGCAACTATTCCTCTTAAGAACGGCCAAATACCGTTAGCCGACCTTGTTAACTCCCCTGAGTTTTCTCCATTAAATGCATCATTTAAAAACAGATTGCTTAAAATGTTTCAAGACAACCCAAAAGTTGGATTGGCTAGCGGTGCACGATCTGAAGCAGAACAAAAAGCTTTGTTCCTCTCCCGATATACAGAAGTTCGTGAGGGCGACGATGGTGATGCAACTTGGAACGGCAAACAATACCGACATGTCTCTGGAGCGCCAGTTGCTCCTCCAGGAACATCAATGCACGAGTTAGGGCTTGCTGCAGACTTATCTGGAGATATAGATTGGGTAGAAAAAAATGCAGCAAAATATGGCTTAAAAGCTTTTGGTGGTGAACACGGAGAACCATGGCACGTACAACCTGCTGAACTTCCCAGAACTAGGGCTGAATATCAAGCAGGTTTAAACAGCGTTCAAAGTTCATTTACTACAAGTGCTTCACAACAAATTGAATCAACCAACTTACAATCGTTACTTGCTGATGGAGCAGCAGGTGGTGCAGGAATTAGTAGTAAAGGATCCATGCTGGGTTCAACCAATGCACCAACTCCCAGCACTGGGGCTACTCCAGGTGTGTCAAAACTAGAAACTGTTGCGACGAACAAAGCTGAAGCGTTTGTAAACCAAGCTCTAAAAGCGGAGGGAGATACATATGCTTATGGCACAGCCAGAGATTTATCAAACCCTGATCCTTCTGCATTTGATTGCAGTGGTCTTGTTGTTTGGGCAGCTAAACAATCTGGTTACGAAGCCCCTGGTTTTGGTAATACAAACGCTGAGGGTTTGTACCAGTTTACTAAAAAGACTGGTGGTGAGTTAACTCCAGAGGAAGCCAAAAAACAAAAGGGAGCGTTGTTGTTTAGGAAAGAAGAAGGAGCAGCCGCACATCACGTAGCCATTAGCTTAGGTGACGGAACAACAATGGAGGCTAAGGGGACTAAAGAGGGTGTTGGTCAGTTTCCAGAACGTGATACATGGAATACTGCAGGAGTGCTTCCAGGAATGTCTGCAGCTGTTGGAGATCCTGAAGATCTAACAACACCAAAACGTAACAATAAACCAAACGTAAAAATTGGTGGAAACACTAGTGTTACAATAGCGCCTAACATATATGTAACCTCTACTGGAAGCAATCCGTCTGACGCATACCGTATGGCTCAAGAATTAGCCCGATTAATAGATAAAGATCTTAAACAAGAATTGTTGAGGACAACATAATGCCATCTGCTGATGAATGGGAAAGACAAATAGAAGCAAAGAGTTCAAAAACAATACCAAGTAGTTCTTCTAATTATAGAATTACTGGAAACCTACAAGAACCTCAACAAGGGGAACTTGACAATCCAGCGTTTATTTGGCCTGGTGCAACAGCAAGAACAATGAGTAATAGAACATATCAACCAGTGCGTGGGTATATTCGTAGATTAAATGAGTTCTACGCTAAAATGGGGGACGCTAGCGATATCAAAAATAGACGATGTAACTTTCAATTTCAACCAGAATCTTTTGAACGTACTGTTGATGGTAACGCTATAAACACTCAATTCTTTTTTAACCAAGATCCAGGTCAATTGACGGTACCCGTTCCTGGACAATCTAGCTACACTTTAAGGTTATTGTTTAACAGAGAAGCGGAAGTAGCTTCAGGAACATATCTACCCAATACAAAAGGTGGTTCTACTAAAACATCTAAACGTGTCAACACCGATGCTTTTGACATGAATTCTGTACAAAAATACATGACTGCAGATTATGACAAATCATGGGTTTGTCAGATAGGGGTTCTTGCTGACATATTTGTTTTAGATTCTATTATTGGTCAGGGAATAAATAAAGAAACAATATCAACTCTCCAGAACATAGTAGAAACCAATGCAAGAAATGCAAAGAATAACCCTAAAGACCCTCCAAAAAACAATGATAAGTCTGATGATCAGGATAAAGAGGACAGCATAAAAACTGGCAATGATTACTGGTCTGCAAATTCTGGTGATCTTAAAAACAACCCAAACATAGGGAACACAGCTTTTTTAGTTCCTTCTCCAGTGCGCATTATGCTATCTAATTTAATGATGGTTGAAGGTTTTGTTACTCAGAGTTCGGTAAATATTCACAAGTTTACTAACACATTTATACCAACACAAGCAACAGTTACTTTGCAAATACAAGCACTGTACATTGGTTTTGCTAAAAAACAAACAATGCTTACTTCTAATGTTGGAGGATTCAGTGGTGATGGAGCAGATTCCAGTGCAGAACCAGATCTTTCAAATTTATCAGAGTCACAAATAGCCCTTTACAGACAAAATAAAGACGGAACTAAAAACCTTTATTCAAAAATAGTTCATGATGGTAGCGATCTTAGTCTTTTACAAATAATACTACCAACAAACAAAACTGAACACAATTTTAATTTTCAACTATTAGTATCAGATGAAGGTAAATTTTTTATAGATAATACTTTAGATAAAGCTGTAGGGAAAACAGCCAACTTTATTTGGAATGGGACTATAAAAATGTGGTGGCATTCTTATGTTTCTTCTAATGGCACACGAGGATTTTCTAGTATTAACGCACCTGCTCCCTACACCTTAACTGCAGGAGCGCCTTCTGATAGTGCTCTTGCCAAATGGGGTACGAAAGCAAACCCATTAACACTAGCTGTAGGCAGTGGAAAAATGTTTGAGCAATATAAAGTTTTTAATAAGACTATTTTTTCTCACATTATTGGCAAAGTAAGCCCAGGACCAGCTATTTTTGGCTCGCAAGCAGATGCTAAATGGAGTTTATACTCAGATGGCACAATTGATTCAAATATTCCTCGCCCATTTATTGAAGACAAATTTTGGGTAGAATTAAACATTGACCTGCAATTAGAAGTTGATGGAACAACTTATCCAGTAGCTCAAACTGCTCATGTTGAACAAAAAGTAGCATGTGGTGATAATGTTTTATTTAGAGGCATTACGTTTAAAGTTCCTGCTCCATGATTAACTCCCTTTCCCGATACACCACTGCAATAAATGACGATGGATCAGTCATTGCTATACGCAAAAATCAAAGTAGTCTATCTGTGCAAAATTATATAGTTAGACCAGGTGACACAATAGAGGTATTAGCAGCTAAACTTTATGGAGACAGTTCTCAGCATTGGAGATTACTAGATTTAAATCCTCAATTAGAATTTAGTTTTGATTTAACAGCTAACGACATAATACGTATACCTCTATGATTTTTTCAAATGCTTTTCCCGAAGTTCCAATCTTAGATGTGATTATAGAGCAAGGCACAGTACCATACTCTCAAATAGCTTCTGTTGACCTATCTTTTTCTGAGAATAAACATGATATGGCTACCATTACTTATGCAGGCTTTCCTGGTGTTGCAGTTACCTCCTATATAGGTCTACCCGTAAAAATACTTCTTGGAAATAACGAAGCAAATTTAATACAATTTACAGGGTATGTAGCCTATGTAGAAATAGAAGCACGTACAAAAATGGGTACAGTGAATGACTCATTAATTCAAATGGCTAAAGTTGTTTGTTTTGGGAGTAGCTACGAAATGAAAGCTATTAAAAACAAAACTTACGAGAAAAAAACAATAAAACAATTAACATCTATTATGGCAGAAAAGTACGGTTTTTCTTATTCTGTCCCTGACAATACTTATGTATTTCCACTACTAAGCCAAAATGAAATTAGTGACTGGGAGTTTCTTGTATCTGCAGCTAATAGAATTGGATACACTGTCACAGCGCATGGAACACATATAAATGTCTACGATTCTTTTTCTTCATACTTTAAATTGCTTCCAGCAATACCCCTACAAACTTTAAATGGAGCTAAGGGCGCAGAAAGGCTTCCTGGAAACATATACGAGTTTAAAGGTGTTTTTGGACAAGTTACGCCAGAAGGCAACGCCTCTGATTGGATAGTTAAATCTTTAGACAATTTAGGAAAAGAAATATCCTATTCATCTACTCAAGATAAGAACAGTGGTCTTGGAAGCAAGTTTAAAACTAAATTTGTTAATGAAATTATAATAAACACAACAACTCAGGATTCTCTAAAAGAGTACGTAAGAAAATATACTAGAGAGTCTTACCCAATGGTAGCAACAGCATCTGTAATAGGTGTTTCTAACGCTATGCCTGGACGATTAGTAAATATTGGCCCATATGATTCTAAATTTGATGGCTACTGGATTATTGAAGAAGCTACACATCATATCAATAATAAACATTACATTACAACACTTAAGTTAAAAACCGATTCAACTAATGAAGAACCGTTAGTTATAGGTAATGACTCTATCTACAAAGAGGCTCCTGAATCTATACTTGTTAACAACTTGTGGAAAACAGAAAGAGAGTTTGCTCATGTATACTGAAATTTTTGGTCCGTATATACACAGAGCCATAGTCTCTTCATCTGATGAAATTACTGGTGAGATCAAAGTTCGTATTCCTTCTAAATTTGGACCAGAGATTGCTTTGGATATATCTTTTATTGGTAGACAAAAAGTTGATGGAGTATGGCCAGTTCCTGCAATAGGAACTCAAGTAGTTGTTGCTACTGATAGTAGAGAATACACAAATATGTTTATTCTAAATGTCAACCCCATAGTTCAAGGATAAATATGTCAATTTTAAAAATACCTATGCAAATAGATTCTTCTGGAAGGCTTGCCTCGGCTAAGACCACGGACGAAATAATTAAACAAAAGATTACAGATTATTTACTAACCTCTATGTTTGAGCGACCAATGACACCATCATATGGCGCTAACACCGACGCTTTAGTTTTTGAAAATTTTGATTCATTATTTTTTGAAGAATTTAAACTAGAGGCTTTGAGTGGTTTGCAAAAAAACATTTCTGGAGCGCAAATATCTAATATGTATATCTTAGGACCTAGTTCCTTAGATGACTCAACTGTTAATATTGCAGTAGAGTACAAACTTCCAACATTTGGAACACGCCAAGCAATTATTCAAGTACTTATTCCATCTGATCTAAACGAGGACTCTTCTTTATGAGCACATTTGATTACACCAACCGAGATTATGTATCTATTCGCTCTGACCTATTAGCACGTGCATCTTCTATTTTCCCAGAATGGTCGTCAAGAGACAATTCTGATTTTGGAATGTTATTTGTTGATTTAGTTGCTTATATGGGTGACATCTTACATTACTATGTAGATCAAGCAGCAAAAGAAGCTTTCTTAGACACAGCGTCACGACGTTCGTCAATTTTAGCAATTGCAAGTTTACTAGACTACATCCCCCATGGGAGAACTCCTGCTCAAACTACAATCAGTTTAAATGCTGCTGCATCACTTGCAACAGATGTAAACCCTATTTTAATACCAGCAAACACAAGATTTTTAGCTAAACCCATAGTAGAAACTGCTGATCCAGTAGTGTTCACATCTAACACAGCAATAGCTTTTAATGCAAGCGGAACTACAATTTCTGGGTATTCAACATATGCTAAGGCAACTTCAGCAACCCTACGGTTAACTGAAGGCGAAAACTTTACAGAGTCTTTTACTAGCAACGGGCAACTCTCACAAAAATTTACTTTATCTAGAATTGGCATTGTTAAAGACTCTATTGATGTAACAGTAGCTGAAGG